TCTGTGGTATTAATATAAGTACCTCCATTAAGTCCTAAACCTCTGTATTCTGATGCCATAATTTTATTCCTGTTATGCAGATGTTGCTGCTGTAGTTCCGTAAGTGATAAATTGTATTGGTTGAGTCTGACCTTCCTGTCTTTCAAGTTTGTCTAACTCACTTTGTAAAATTGCTTCTGCTTGTTGATAGATTACCTGCGCCTTATCGGTTTGGCCGTCACTCTGTAACCAATCCCCGTATGCCCCCACAATCGCATATTCGCTAAATACATATGGGAATACTGTTGAGTCGCTTGCATATTCTGGAAAGCCTGCCCGGTAGTGTACCCACACAGGTGCGTTGCTTGCTCGGTCAGGTAGAATTGCTTCTCCATACTCAGAGCTACCACTTGCATCCTGTATGTTTCTAAATGCTAATTCTGATGTGCTTGCTGTACCATATGGATCATTCTCAGTGACTCGAAATATCTCACTTATAGTTGTGCCAAAATCAATGTATGTAAGCATACTCGCAGTTGCAGTTGCTCCACTTCCACTACCACCACTAAAACTAACTGTTGGTACTCCTGTGAATGCAGTGCCATTGTTTGTAACTGCGATTCCGTTTACTTCTCCATCTGAGTTAATAGTTGCAGTTGCTGCTGCTGAGTTACCACCTCCACCACTAAAGGAAACACTTGGGGCAGATGTATAGCTTGATCCACCACTACCTACTTGTACGCTTCGTACTCGAAGGTCAGGTATAATTTGTGAGATGACTGAATTGAATGGCCATGCAGTGCGATCCCATGCCAACTTGCCAAAGCGATTGAAGCTACGTACAGCAGCAGTTGACTCGGCAGTAAGGAATGAATCTACGCCAACCATACTTACCAGGTTGGTGATCATTGTGCTTACTGCTATCTTCCTCATGCGAAGCTGGGCTTAGTAAAACCTCCTGCTACGAAGGTCTTCTTGGTAAATGATTTTGCTTTAAGATGTGGGTTGTCCCGAAAAAATTCATTCGTAAACGCTTTATCCCCCCAACATCCCTGTTTGTATTGATGCCAGCGGAAATATTCACGGGCAGGTATTGTGCCTTTTAATTGTCCAAGTCCCTCGACTTGTCCACCTTCACCGTTCTCCTTGCCACACTCAATCTCACGTTTCTTTGCCTCGTACTTTTCCAAGTCTACTTCGTAACGTAAGTGCTTCTCTAGGTTCTTCATAAATTGTGAACCATTGCCTTGTGCCTTGCCCCATTTAGGTATGAATATTTCTGCCATAATAAATTGATGTGGAAAAGGGAGTGACCCGCATTGCAGATCACTCCCCAAATCCTAAACGTTTCTTATCCTACGTCGTTTGCGGAATGCATAGCTAGATAGATGTCTAGCTCACCTGCTGTAAGAGCAGATGGTGATCCGGATGTCGAGTTAGTGAACACTGCGCTCAACACATCAGAAGCAGCGGCAAAGCTACCTGCTAATGTTTTAACGCTTGCTCCAACCTCACTAATGATTGGGCCAGCACTAGCAACACTTGTGCTAGTAATGAAGTTGTTTGGATCTCCGTCCGTACCAACTTCAATTGCGAATGCTCCTGTTCCAGCAAAGGCGGTGGTTACATTAACCATAGCTTTTGAGATAACGAAGTCTGTAGGTGTGTCACCAAGAGTTACAGTTACTGTATCAGTTGATCCTCCTCCTTCATCAACGTCGGTGTACAGAACTTTGAACTTATGGGTAAACCCTTGAGCGCGTTCTTGGTTAGATAATACACTCTTGCGAGCGCTTGGTAATGTTACTGCTGTATTAGCCATTTCTTAAATCTCCTTATTTTAAGTGTTATTAGTTAAAATATCCGTGAGCAACAGGTGACAAACATGCCAATCCAGCAACTACGTCTACAAAACCTCTGCGGCCTCCACCTTGATTCTCAAGCTCAGTTACAGACTCAGCTTTCAAGGACATCATGGATACATACTCAGGATCAATTAAGAGTCCTGCGTTTGCGTCAACTGCGTCACTTCCGCTTGTTCTGTTTATGAACAGCGAAGGAACTACTGCCACATTCCCAAAATCTCCCTCATAAATATTAACTGATAAGGTTATCTTCTTGGATTCTGCATCTTGATTTACAACGTAAGTTCCGTTAGTAGCTGCCTGTTGACGAGAGAATCCAGAGATATCTTTCTTCAATGTTGGGCCTGCAAGTAAGGTCAACTGTCCACCAGGCATTCCGTTAGCTTCGTACAAAGACTGAAGTACAGCATTGAACTCAGTTTCTGTTACAGGAGTTCCACCTGTGTCATTAGCAACATTTTGTGCAAATGTAGGAACGTCAGAAGGTTGTCCACCAACTCCAAGCCACTTTAACATGCCTCGTGTTTTGTAAGGTGCGCCTGCTCCAGCGTCTGCTTGACGTTCTTGTGCAGAACAGAATGCAGATTCAATTGAACGTTTTACATTGCGTACTGCTTTAGACTCAGCATTTGCAAATTCTGATGCAACACCAGCTGTGTCAACAAGCTCTTGCAGATCACTGGTCATAAATGTATCACGAAACTTTTGTATATAATTCCCAATACGCGCCCGGTCAGCAGATTGATTCTTAAAGTTTCCAACATCTTCGCCTTCGGAAACTCCATCAAATTCTGGTGAGTTTAATTTATCAACTTGAACTTCAAAGAATGTCCCTGTTGCTTTTCCTTTTTTCATCATTGAAACGAACGGTGTCGCTTCTGGTTCTAGAACTGAAATTATATCAGTTAAATCTTCACGATTTCCAGCAGTATTGTACGTAGTACTCTTAGCCATTTTTTATATCCTCCTAATTTTGTTTTAAATTTATGCGATTGATCGCTTTAGTTTTATGTAATTTTGGTAGTCTGCTATATTGCCAGATTTCTCGAACTTGGCATGAGCCGCTTGTACAGCTTTCTTCAGTTTACTTCCCTCGGATCTTGGTTTACTCGCACCTGCTTCTGTGCTTGCGACAGGTGCAGTTGGTTTCTTCAATTTCTTTGGTTGACTTGCATTTGCTTGTTTCGCTTTAACTGCCTTTAATCCTTCCACCATTAACCCAAGTGCGAAGTTGCTGTTAGGTAGGTGGTCAACTAATGGTTTATAAAGCGGACTTTGCTTTACCTGCATGAACATCTTGTAGTCATCACTCTCTCCATCACTGAGGAAGTCGAAAGTTTGAACTGCTTGTTGGTCACTTGCTTGACGTTCCTTAATCCAGGCTTCTCTTGCCGGAGCATCTTTGCGAAGTATCTTCTTTGCGTTCGCTTTGATTCTACGGAGATCCGCTTTGGTGTAAGTCTTGTCAGCATCCTTAACCACATATTCATTGCCAGCGTCATCGTACTCCACTTCGTTTTCCATCCCTTCGTCTGCCCATTCGATGAGCGTGTTAAGGTTCTCAACTTCTTTAGTAAGTGCGTTGATATCACTGACATTGTGCAAGGCATTATCCTTTAGGAATGCAGGTTGCTCAGTAGGCACGGGTGCTTGCTCAACTTGCTGCTGGAGTTCTTGGTTCTCGGCAAGTAACGCTTTCTTCTGTGCAGTAAGTTTTCCAAACCGCTTGATTGCAGAAGCATTGAGATGCTTGGCGAGTTCCTTTGACTCCTCCTCGGATAACGAATCCAAGTCCAGGTCTTTAAACTTTGAAAGAACATCTGAAGGTTGTACGGGCGGCTCATCTGATTCCTCATCTGATTCATCCGACTCTTCAGCAGACTGATCCTCTAATTCCTCTTCTTCCGTAGATTCTTGTGCAACGGGTTCAGATTCCTCTTCGGTTGTGGTTTCAGTTTCCTCGCTTTGGCGTTTCTGCATCAGACTTGATGCGAGTTCTGCCATTGTTAGGTTACCTTCACCAGACGTTAAACTATCCACGGAGTTTTGAGAGGACTCTGAGTCAACCTCTTGAATTACTTCTTCCATAAGATCAAGGCATAAATAGCCTAGTGTAGCAAAATGTAGTTTACAGGGCTATAAAAGGCAACAAAAAAGCCCTTGTGACCTACCCCACGAAAGTCACAAGGGCATATCTAGATAACTATCTTATAACCAAAAGTTACATTTTATAGAAGGTATCGAGTTCCTCATCAATTGCTTCGAGCTTACCTGTCATCATGTAGTGTCGATTTGTGCAGTCGATGATTGCTTTTGTTTGAAGCTGGCGTATTACTTCCTCACGCATTGCTTCTCGCATCTCGATGTACTTCTTAAAGTGAGGGTCATTTTTTAAAGTGGCTAAAGCAGTTATTGCTTCCTCTGGGTCAATCTCGTGGTAGGTTTTTCTTTTGCGGGGACTCATCGTTTATTTTCTTTTGCGTGCAGTTTTAGCTGCTTTCTTAAATGCCTTCGCAGTTGGTGCGCCTTTCGATCCAGGCTTTCTCATCTTCTCACCACTACCTTTTTTTATACGTTTTCTTTTAGCGTGTATGTTTTTGTATAGACTCATATTACCATTTCTTACATGACCAATAGCCAGCAGTTAGTTTAGACTTTTTCTCATCGCATTTATGTCTCGCTCTGAAGGATTTACGTCTAGCTGGGATGTTCTTCTTGATCGACATATTAGGATCTCCGAATCGAACGAGACGTACTTTGTCACCATCTTTAGCAAGGACTGCAAATTTTTTGGACTTACCGGGTGTCCGCTTGGGCTTGTTATAAGCACTAAAACGCTCGCCACGATAATTTACGCTCACTTCTTCTTGCGCTTGTAGGACATTTTCTTGCCCGTCTTTTTAGCGTAAGACTTAGCTTTTGCCATACCTTTAGTTCCGTATCCGAATTTCTTTTTACCTACCATTGGCATAATCTTATCCTCCTGTTGATGCTGCTCCTGTTGTTCCAAATTGTGTGGGTGCTGCTCCTAGCCTACCAATCTCAGCGTTCGCTTTCTGTTGAACTTGCATCTGTCTTTGTTGCAGGTAGTTCTGAATACGCTCCTGTAAGGCTGGATCTTGTTGTACCTTTTGTGCCACATCAGGTTGAGATAACCATTGCTGGAATATCTGCAACTTCATCTCATGGGCATCATTAGGTTTAACATTGGGTGGTACACCAGCATAGATTTCTGCAATGGTCTGTCTTTCCTCATCCATTGCTTTTTGTGATGCGGTTTCCTTGGGAAGCATAATACTTTCCGCAGCCCCCGGTAAAATCTGACCAACTGCAATCTGTAATAATCGCTCAGTGTCTAGCGTACCATTCTTATCGAGTTGTGCGCCAAGTTGTGCAATTGCTTTTACACGCTCAAGCATTTGCTCTGGGTCTTGTGTTGCAGCATCAAACTGCATGTAAAAATCAAATCGTTCTCCAGGATTGCCCTTATCATACTTCTGCATGTCCTGCATACCTGTGACACGGAAGTATTCTTGGTCAGGGCCATACTGTTGATAAAGAGAGTATACTTGATCAAGCACATGTTTAAGGTGGTGAAATACTTTATCAATCACCTCCTGTTGTTTCATCTGTGCCTCAATTGGATCTACACCAGGTGCGTTCCTACCAAAGTATCTATTTGCTTGTTCCTGTATATATCTTCGTAGCTCGACATTGGATACTGATCCACGAGGAGTATCTGCAAATCTTACCTCACCAGGTGTGCGGTATGGAATCTTTACCCCAGGCCCAAATCTAGCAGGTGATCTACCCATTGGGAACTCGATGGGTGGTAAAGTTGCTAATGATTGTGCATCAATTCCAGCATCTGTTTCTGCCTTGAGTACCTGCTGTAAACTTTCAATCAGTTCTGGGTATGACCTAGAGGAGTA